GTGTTCCTGCCTCCTCAAAAAAACGGCCTCCTTTGGCTAAATTGCAGTTTTGGCACAATTGCCTCAGATTCCACAATTCATCTCCTCCACCCAAACGCTTTGGAATTACATGATCAATGTGCATTGGGCCTTCCGACTGGGCACATTGCTGACAGCAACCATCACGAGCTAACACTAACTCTCTTAGCTTACGCCAACGGCTGGTGCTGCCGCCTTTCCAGTTACTTGACATCAATGCCACCCATGCTTTTGCCAATGAGCAAATGCTTTGCAGCTTGATCCAGAATATCTGTGATTTATATAGCGCAAGCTCCAGTCAATCATCCGATACCCATCAAGGTTGCGATACTTAGTGTTACGCATTTGACCTAAGCCAAAGTGATTGCCATTGGGATTGATAGCTTCTACTCTCCAATTGCTTTCCTTTGTAATCAAAGTGTTAAAGCATTGAAACTCTTTGTAGTTAATGATTCTTGAATGTGCATAAAGCTTTAATGAATCAATTGATGTGCTTTGTTTAACAGCTTCTGTTGCATGAGCCGGTGTCATGCCAATGACACAAAGCCCGCCCAAAACCACCAAGAATCGTCTGCGAGCTAACCGGCTAACCGGCTCGCTAACGAGTCTCGATGGTAGCAACCATGTCAAGCAAGGAGCGTAATCTTGAGCGATTCCAACAGGTTTCATCAACATGTGGATAACACCTGTGGATAACTTATTCATTGGCTTAACTCAGCAATCCGAGCATCATCCACAATCTTGATGCCAAATGTGCCGCATCCCATGCATTGTGCAAACCATTCATGAGCTGTTAGTTCGCTGCCTTTCTTAAGGCCATGGCGTTGCTTAGGCTTTCCATAAAGCTTTTTGCAAATTGAACAATCAAATTGAAGGATGTGCATAATTACTCCATTGTAATGTCTCGATGGGTTGTAAATTGGTTTGAGGCACAGTCCAATTGTTTTGGCTTGTGTTTTTGTATCGTGGCTTTTTGGCTATTGCCACAGGTATCCAGCCATTGATGTGCAACTTTGGTGAATGGCCTGTGACCAGCACAGCAATATCACGATCATCTCTGTCGCTTTCTTGTATCCATAAATTAGATGTTGGATTGGCTGACCATTTGACTTCAATGTGTTTGCCCACATCGGCCTTTGATTTATCCCATGTGATGCCAGGTTGATAGTCATAACCCAATGCTTTAGCAACCACTAATTCAGCTGCCATTGACTCAGCCATTTGCGCTACATATTCAAACCATGAGAGGTTTTTTTGAAAACGCGTGGGATGGTCAGCATTACGATCATGGCAATGTTGAATAGCTGCAATCATGCATTGAACCTCCTCAATGCGATTTATCATCGGCAGCCTCCACAAAACCAAATGATGTTTTCGTTGCCATAGCCTTTTTGATAACCAAATTGATCAAACTTCATTAGCTTTGAGCATTTGTCGCATTGCTCTACTCGATACTCCTCAACAACTTTGCCTTCAAAGTAAAGCTTGCAAATGCGCGTTTGTGGGTTGATTATCTCCATGTAATCGCTCATGGTTACACCTGTGGCTTAAATGTGCCATCGCTGGTCAGCACATACCATTGAGGTTTGCATTGCTTTTCTTTGATTTTCTCGCTGCAAAAGTATCCGGCCCAAGCTTTAGGTGCATCGGGTTTGCTTTGATTCCATCGCATTGATCCATGTGCGCACATTGGCACGCCATTAACAGCCCAACCGGTTTCCTCAGCTTGTTCAGCTTCATCTCTGGTCTTAAAGCTCGGCACATCGCCATGTTTTGTTGTCCAGTAGTCATATTCAGCAGCTGGTGTTTCTGTCTTAACCAAGGCCATAACCTCTTTGGTGGCTTTCTCAGTACCTCCCATAACCAAAGCCATCACGCGCATCAAAGCTGATGTGCAGGTGTCCTCAATCATCCAGCGTTTCATTTTGTCCGGATAAGCTGCCAAATACCCGTGTGCATAATCCACACCGGCTGGCTCTGTTTCTAGCTGATTTCTAAATGCTTTAGCTTGTACCAGCACATAGCCTTTCTCAGCGTTAAATTCAACAATTAGCGTTTCCAATCGGCCTTGCGGATAGGTCGCAATCCAGCGATCGGTGCGCTCCTTGTTGCCTTCGTAGTTATCCATGAAAGCCATTACTTCACCGCCTGAGCTGAGATGTGGCGGCCTACGGCTTTGCCGCGTTGATAGCCTTCTTTGTGGCCTTCTTTGTATCCAACCGCATAGCTGCAAATAGCCCATAAAATACAGGCAATAGCCATGAGCACAAACAATCCGATTTCACTTGTTGTCATTTTCTTGCTCCCGTTTCTGGGAGCCGTGTCTCAGCTCCCGAAATAGAGAGTGACAGGCAAAACCGACAAATTCAAGATTCCCGCGTGGATTGTGGCGTGTCGCTACCAGTTTTTGGTTTGCTCTTTAATCCATTTCCGGCCAATACGCCACCCAGCGAGCCAGTCAAGAAAATTGCCAATGTTTTAAGTAGATCAATAAAAGCCGCATCGTTAGGAGCTTGAGCAGATATTGGCTGAGTGACAAAAATTAAAGCATAAGTAATCCCAACAGTTACGATAAGAAATACCAACGCAAGCGTCGTGCCAATAATGAGAATTAGTTGCGCATGAACTTCTTCTGCACTACGCCTTCTCTCTGGGCGATGGTGATAATGTTCCAATGACATCGCTAGTGCAGTTTCCCAGCGGGATGCATTGCGGTTTTTGGCATTCTGGCTTTTCCCAATTTTTGAATTCTTGGCATTCATATCGTGTCCATCCTTGATAACCACAAGCAGACAGTATTGATAAACCTAAGCAAATCAATACTGCTGCAAGCAGTTTTCGAGTCACTTCTTGTTACCAAATGCCACATCGTTTGGGTTAGCCCATCGAGCTAAAACCGGCACAAGGCCAGCGACTAAGCCCAAAGCTAAATCCTTTGGGTTGGTATTGCCGCTCATATAGACGGCCAACGCACCAGCAACCGAGCTTCTCGCCCATGATGCCAGCATTGCTTTTGTTTGATCCATTATTTTTCTCCTTTTGGTCGGTCGGGCAAATCACCCGAAAACGCGCCATAAGTTGGTCGGCCATAGCCAACAACAAATGACCTTGCTCCCAAAGTTCTTGATTTCACCATGACCTCGCCACCATTGCGCTGATCACCAGCTCCCGATGTGTTGCCTTCAATTGTCACAATTTGTTTGTCAGAAACCCGGATCACTAAGCCAATGTGATTAATAGTTGTTTTGTCATCGACCACAAAATCAAAAAACACAAAATCACCAATCTTTGGTGTTTCATGCCATTGCTTATTTTTCCTAAATGCCTCAGCTCCGGCTTTGGTGCTGACTACATTTGGCACTTTGACACCGGCCATGGATGCGCAATAGTTCAAGAAACTTCCACACCACGGCAGCTTGTCTGCCTTCATGTGTTTGCCATACTTTGTCTCATTGTTGCCTGTTTCGGCTACGCCCACCTCAGCGAGCGCAACCTGAATCAAACGCGGCAATGTGCCTTGTGGAAAATTAGTCAATTTCAATTACCGGCATGATCCATTGACAGGTTTCTTCATTAAATCCAAGATTCCCGTTTGGCTCTGGAGCAATAAAAGCATCTCTGCTTTCATCGTATGTATAACCAACACCTGCATAGTTAAATCTTATTTTGTGGTTATAGCTAGTCCGCTTACAAACTTGACCTCTTAAATTGCCATACCATGTTTCGGTATCTAAACCTTCAATGGTTTCCGTTTCATCAATGCCAACGATTACTTCCGTAACAATGTTGTTTTCGTCTAAGAATGCGTAATGTGCCATTATACCCAGCTCACATTTCCTGTGCCAGCAGTAATTGTTGCAATAGTGTTTGCACCTGATGTTGTTGTTGTGCCAGTCAAACCAGCACCAATTGTAATTGTGGCTGATGATGTTGGAAAACTAAGAATCACAATGCCCGAACCGCCTGAACCACCAGTTCCACCACCTACACCGCCGCCACCGCCTCCGGTGTTAGCAGTACCGGGATTTCCAGTTGTAAGCACATTGCTTCCATCTCCACCACCACCTGCGCCGCCAGTTCCGGATGTTGTTGAACGACCACCACCACCGCCACCGCGAGTAACGGAAGTGCCAGTAATACTTGAAGCACTACCTGATCCTCCATTGCCACCGTTGCCAGTTGTGCCATTACTTCCGGCTGCACTAGCACCACCACCACCGCCACCTGCGCCTGCTACGCCGCTGCCGCCATTGTTACCTTGTGAAGGTGATGTTGAAGGCGTATTGCCTGCCGCACCAGCTTGAGGATTTGAAAGTGCATCACGCTCACCGCCACCGCCTGAACCACCTGCACTTGGAGAATAAACTCCACCAGCTGAACCGCCGTAACCACCGCCATTTGATGTGATTGTTGAGAAAACGCTATTTGAACCATTAGTGCCAGCGGTTGCACCACCGCCTGCGCCGCCACCGCCAACTGTAACTGTGACATTTTGATTTCTTGCAACCGCAAAATTATTTGCCGTGCGATAGCCGCCTGCGCCACCACCAGCACCAGCCAACGCGCCACCACCACCGCCTGCTATAACTAGATATTCAACAATTACATTGCGCGGGTAATTTTGTGAAGCCATAATTCCTGGAATAATCACGCAAGATCACCAACGATCGTGAAAGTGTTTGAACCCGTGCAAATAATTGAACAAGCAGAGTAGCGTGCCCGTAGAACTGGGGCTGAAGCCGTTGCTCCTGTTGAAGTAATTGTCACACCTGCGCCTTGTGCAAAAGTAGTCAAACCAACACCAATTGATTGCAAATTAATTACATTGCCAGTTGCAAAAACTGATGGAGGAACTGTGACAGTTACTGGAGAAGCATTGGAAGTTGTGACCAATTTATTTGCTGCATCAGCTGCAACCAATGTATAGGTTGTGCCAGTCTGCGCATTAAATGCGAGAGTGGAATCGTCTTGTTCGATCCATGTAAAATCCATGTCAGTATTTGAGGTCTTTGACAATACTTGACCAGTCGTGCCACCTAATAAATCAGCCATTGATGTTGCAACAGCTTGGCCAAAAACTTCAAAATCAGCAGGCAAATCTGTGACCAAATCTGTGGCCGTAGGCATTTGCCAACTGAACGGGGTTGTCGGATTGCTCATATTTTCTCCTTATGCTACGACTAACGCATCGGCCCAATTTAGGCTTCCGCTGATGGTGTTCCATTGCTCTGCCGCTGAGACATCTTCCCATTGCATGGCTTGCAAGCTAAATGACAGCGGAGAAATTATTGCGGTTACTGATACAGAATTGTAGGAGGCACGCCATGACCAACCTTCGACAAATCCAAGATATGTGCCCGCTGTCATATTCAGCGGTAAATCTGTAATGCGCAATGGTAAGCCCATAAATATGTTGATTAAGGCATCCCGGTCAGCATCATCAATTTCTGAGTTTGTCAGCTCAAATGTGATTTGGTTAAAATTAGCCTGTGGATAGGCTCTAAGAGTCAAATAAAAAGCTGCCTGATCTTCGGCATCGGTGTGATGTTTGACTGTCGTTGTAATGATTTGAGCCAATTTCCCGTATGACAAAATTGATGCTGAATCGCTGTCTGTGACCTCGTTTGAGGAATTTGTGCCGTATTGCAACACAATTTCGTTTCTAATGTCACCAGCTCGGGTTTGCACAAAAAGTGAATTGGCTATGGCTTGAGCTGCCGATACATCGGTATAACCATTAGTGCCTAAATAAATTGAGCGATGGTCTGCTGAGGCATAGGAAATCCGGCCTTGAGCATCTTCGTACAAATAGCCCAATCCTGATGTTGCCAAAGCTGAAACTAATGAATAAACATCAATTGTGGATGATGATCTTTGTGCTAATTCATAGCTGCCGGGCCTGTCAATTTCGCCCAATCCGGTGTTTTCGGCATCTTGCCATTGGGTCGTTGGATCATAAGTAGCCCATGTCAAAGCTGCTGGCACTTCATTCCAAGAATTAATCAACAAATTTGAAAGAATGCTGTAAATCTGATCCCCATCAAAATCATGTGTTAAAACGCCTTCAGTTAATGCTTTTGGCAATCTGGCCAAAGCTCCCACAGCTGTGATTCTGACTGATTGACTTACGCCAATAACACCTGATGCAGCTATGCCAATGCCTAAATCAACAACTGTGCCGCCAAAAATTGGCACAAATGTAGCTGTCGAATCTTGCAATTCAATAGTTACGCCATCATTAATTTCAATGTCAATGTTCGATTGATCTAAATTGATTAGCTCTAGGCTGACATAACCGGCATTTGCTTGCTCATAGATGTTTGTGCGCCCGGATGTTGTAGAAAGATTAGCCAAAACATAATTTGTGTATTGCACACCGCCAATAGTTACACGCCAAATTGGGTTAAATATTGTCATTAAATGCCTACTAAATTAGTCGCGCCACCTGTGCCTCTGAAAAAGCTGTTATTTTGCGCGTTGTTAAGTGCCCGTGTGAATCCTTCTTCATCAATAATTGATGGCGCATTAATATTGATTGTGATTGGTTGATTTGAAGCTGCCGTAATTCCAGCAATAGTGTTTGTATTTACGCCAGAAGTGCCAAATGCAAATGCTTGATTCGATGCGGCATTGATACCAGCCAAAGATGTAGTACCGCTAGTGAAATTGTCAAAAGCTCCGGCAATGCTTGTCGAGGAGCTTGCAGCTGCCGCGGCTAATGATTGAGCAGCAGTAAGACCTTTAGCAGCTCCCGCAACAATAATTTTTGACTCAGCTAATCCTGCGGCTTGACTAGCTGCCAATTCAGCTTTTTGGCTCGGTGTTAAAGATACGCCACCGCCGCCACTAATTGCTCCGGGTGTGCCAGTAGTTGCAAAAGCGTCTGCGCCGCTAGTATCACCTGATCTTGCCAAAGCATTTGCCCCAGCCAAAACACCAGCAGCTAGTGCCACCGCGCCAACACCTAGCAATGGGTTCAAGGCAAATGCAGATGCCACACCAGCAACAATGGCTGATGCTTTAAGCAAATTATACGCTTTGATTAAAGTATTGATAAGCGCAATTGTAGCCACCACAGCCGCACTAATTTTTGACACAACAAAAACTGTGCCAATGACAGCTGCAACAGCAATTAATTCATCTTTCAAATCAATAACTGTGTCGATTACGCCTCTGACCTTTTTGCCCCATTCAATGGCCTTTTTTTGTGATTCTGTAAGACCTTCGGCTAAACTATCTGTACCAGTTAATCCAGCAACAAATGATTCAATTGCTGGAACGACTGAAACAATAATAAAATCAGCTAATTCTTTTACTACTGGCAACAAAGCTGCACCAATTGCTTCTTTAGATTCATCCACCGCAATGCTAATTTGTTGAAATTTGAATGCTGCTGTTTCTGCCTGATTCTCGATAAACCCATCAAATGTCTTATTTAACAATTGCTGTGTCTGGTCAAATGTCAGCGTTTTCAAAGTTGCTGCATCAATGCCAATGCCTAGTTTGCCGAGTGCAGTATTTGATCCTTCAAAGCTCTTTGCAACCGCGTTTGTCACCGCTTCCAATGGCTTACCGGTTGCAACAGAAATTTCTTGACTTAATGTGAGCAATTCTTGTGATTTGGTCAGATCACCAGTTGCTCGCAATAGGCGAGATAAGGCCGGACGGATAACCTCATCAGTTGTTGCTGTGGCAATACTTTGAGCCGTAACATATTTATCAATGCCGGCAATCTGGTCAGCTGTCGCGCTGGTTGTGTTGCGAATTGTTTCCTCAAGCTTTTTTTGACCAACCTCATCTTCGGCAGCAGCTTTAACCGAGGCAATAGCAAATGCACCAATTGCAGCTCCGGCAGCTGCGAATGCTAAAGCTGCCTTTTTGCCAAAAGCTTCAAATTGGTCGCCAATTGATTGAGTATCTTTGCTGGCTGTCTTGATGCCTTTTGTAAATTCGGCAACATCGGCCAATAAGGAAAGTTTGAGCGTTCTTGATCCTTGAGCGGCCATTTACCAGACCTTCACAATCTGTGAAAACGCCTCAGCCCATTGGGTTACAATTTGAGGCTGTTCTGCCTTAAGCGTTGGATAAATAAACCAACCTTTTGAGCCGCGACCTTCACGGCCAGACCAGATTGGGAATTGCCTGTATTTGTTTGATCCAAATTCATAGCCACCCCAAAGTTGCTGAGTTGTGCCACCGCCTGAAAATTTCTGTGAGGCAAAACCAAATGACATTTCGCCAACTTTAGATGATTTACTTACCCGCGATCCTTCGGCAATCCGGCTGGAAGCTCTATCGCGGCCTTGAGATTTAGAAATGATTTTGCCTTGAAGATAAGTGGCAAGACCATTGGACACAGATTTGGCTTTAGTGACAGCTTCCTCATCCATGCCTTTGAAAGCATAAATGATTGATCGTAGTTCGGCTTTATCAAAAGCCACCGCATCCTCAGCCATTTCGCTTCTCCAATATCTCTATCGCCGTTAATAAATCCTCAGCTGTTTTGAATTCGCTGACAGGTTGGCCACTTGCAATGGCTACCTCCCAAAGTATCCTATTTATGCTTCCGGACTTATAGCTTTTGGGTTTGCATCACCGACAATGATGTCAGCAACAGTCTCACACCAAATCTCAAATGGCTTGGCTGGTTTGCCCGCCATTTCGCGTTTCATTGCATGGTATGCAAGAAACAACAGATCAGACACGCCCATTTTGTCTTGAGCTTGTCCAATCGTGTTGCCAGTCTTGTTTTCCCATTTCGCCCATTCTGCTGGATGTGCAATGTATGTTTCAGCATTGCCGTCCGTGTATTCGATTGTGATTGGTAGTTTCATGCTCCCGTGTCCTTTTCTATTAAGTGATTGTCAAAATTGGTGTTGTTACGCATGTAAATGCAAGCGAAACAGTCTGTGCATCTGGTGCTGTGCCTCCAGCAGATGGCAGAATTGGCTGCACATCAAAAGCAAATGATGCACCTGAATCTGCGCCAAATATGACTGATAAGCCAGTATTCGGTGCATTTGTTGCAGCTGTCCAGAGAGCTTCACAAAGTGATCCTGATGCTCCCCAATCAGCCAACATTTCAACGGCAAATGAGCCTTGAGTGTCGGTTGTAAAGTAAGCCTTGCCATCGAGTGTTTGATATGTGTTGATTGTTGAATCAACAGTTAATGTCGCTGATGTGGCTTGAGCATCATAATTTGCAGCAGCAATGCTGAAAGTAATGTCTCTGCCCGTGATGATTGTTGTTGGCATGATTTCTCCTTAATTGGTGTAGTAGGTGCTGACTTGTAAATCGGCTGTGAGGTATTTGCCCGCGCCAACTTCCAATGGTTGTGGTTGATTGACATTGCCTACGACATAGCCGTTTGGCATTGTGCTGATGATGCTAATCATCAATTGTTCTAGATTGTCCAAAGCTGCTGCATTGCTCATGTAAGCAACGACACCTGTGACAGTCAGATTGACTTTTACCTTTGTAGTTGATCCATTGATTAAAACGCTTTCAAGATATGGTGCATCCGGTATTAAACAGATGCTTGGAGATGTCATTGCCTCTGGAATGCCGTTATAGACATTGGCAGCAATGGTTGAAAGTGCTGTTTTTAATGGTGTGCGTACAGCTGATTCAATGCTCATTGGCACATCGCCTCAACATCCAAAAATGGCCCAAGCAAGCCAACGACTCTATTTGTCAAGCTGCGGCCAAGCACAAATGGTGATGGCTGAAATGTGTCTGACATGATTTGGTTGCCGGGAGCTGTAATGCTCTGGAAAATTTCAACCGAGACAACCAAAATTGCGTTTTCAATAGGCGGTGTTGATGCATAAAGCTGTGCGGCTGATGATCCGGATAAAGTAGCTAATGCGCTTGGAATAAATGGCAATGGATATGTGCGATCTGCGGCAGCTGTCGCCGCTGTGAATGTGTAAGGCTCAATCCGATCATCGGTGACTGTGTAAGTGCCATTGTATGTTCCGGCCCCGGTAACAATGACAGATTGCCCCGGCACAAAATAATTTGGCCGGATAGTTGTGAAATAAATGACGGCATTATCCACATTGGCAAATGTCACCGATGATTGGTATTGCGTAAGTAAAGGCAAAATAGTTTGTTCAGCTGAATCAATAAATGAATCAAGCTGTGCATCAGAATACAAGGAAACCGAGACACCAAGAATTGACCTCAGCTGTGAGGCTGTGACTATTGCTGGCATCTCGGTTCCTTTCGTATCGTTAGCGTTCGGGAGCGACCGCTACCGATGATTGATTTTTATTCGGCTCAGGTTTGGTTCCAGCATGCGCCAAATGGAATCTTTGGAGCAATTGCTGCATAGCCGTAGTAGAGGATGTCAATTGTTCCATCGCTCTGAATTGCTGTGCGCAATGTAAAGCGTGGTGACTCGTACCATGTCCAAGCATCTGGATTGATAACAGCCATTGAGAAATCTCCAGTTGATGTTGTTGCACCAGCGTTACCAATTGAGCGAGAAACAAAAAGGTTTAAACCCGGTGAAACTACACCGCGCAATGAATCGCCTCGAACATTTCCTGCCTGATTGCTAGGTTGAGCCGCATTGTATAGCGGTGTGCCATTGTCGTTGTAGCCCATAATGTTTGTCCATTGTCCAGGAGAAACAACGATGTTGCGAGCAAATCCAAGTGATGATGAATAAACAGCACCAGCAGCTTGAGATGTGTAAGCAAGGAATCCTGTTGATGAGTTTGCATTTACACCTGTTTGCTGACCTGCACCAGCAATTGTGCCAACGGCAAATTCATCAGTTACTTTTGCATAAGCAAATTCAAGATTCTGAAGGAGAGCGGTTAGATATTCTGGACGGCTGCGATCAATAAGTTCAACAGTCGTGATTGCACGGCCTTTGAATGATTGAACAGGAACGCTCAAGAATGTTGCTGAAAGTGATGAATCTGTGACGGGTGCATTTTCTGCAACATTTGCCACAGTTGGCACAGCTGTTACGCGAGGAATTTCAAATGTCATTCCTTCGCCAACAAGTGCTTCACGGCTTAGCGCATCAATCATTCCGCGATCAGCGTTAGCCAATGCATTAACAACCTGTGTGCTTTGTGGTGTTGGAACCATGCCCGGAGCTGTTCCTGTTGTGTTATCTGCTGCCTTTACATATTGGCGTGAATCCTCATCGTGCAGAATTGTTGCCTTTAGATAGTGTTCAAGGTAAGAAACCTTGGACACAATAGGTGATCGTGGAGCTGTGTAGTAGGCAGGTCGTGATGATGCCTGCACAGCTTCTGCTGGAGCCTCTACCGGTTCAACGGCAGGAGCGGTGTTTTCGGTAGTGTTATCCACTTTGTCTCCTTCATTTGGGTTTGTTATTTCTGCAACTTCATGAGTTTCAGAATCTTCTGATGCTGCTACCTCTGAAACGCGTGCAGATCGCACAGCCGGTTCAGTAACCAATGCCACAGCTGTGAGCTGTCCATTGAGCACTTTCATAGTGCCATCTTTTTGCATTTCATAATTATCAACAGCCAATTCAATACTAAAACCATCGCGCAAGCCATCCATAGCTTCGACCAATGCATCAGTTCCAGCTGTTGTGTTTGCAATCTTAAATGTGGCAGTCATTTCTTTGTCATTGACACTCATGGCAATGCTTTTGCCAATTCTGCGTGTGTTGTCATGTTCTAAATTTAGAAACACATCATTGACAGCAATTGATCCACGGGCAAAAACAACTTTGCCTGTGCTTGCGTTTGCGTGCTCGTTGAATGCAACAATTCGGCCGGTGATTGTGCGTGCATCGGTATCAGCTGCCGTGATTTGCATAGGTGTTGTTAGCTTCATGAGATCATGTCCTCCATTTGTCTAATTTCATCGGTAGTGATTGCTCCGATGTCGAACAAAATCTTGTAAATCTCTGCACGCTCTTTCTCTGAGCCGCGTAAGTATGCCTTCAAATCAAATTCAACGCGCTGTGTTGATGGCGTAAAATCTGGCATTGAAAGTCGGCTGGATAAGCTGTTCATCAACGGGAGCAGCGAGAAATCCAACAAAGTTTGACGCGCCGTGCTGGCGTTTGCATAGGTCATGGATGATCCAGTCGGCGCATCAATAAAGTAAGCCGGAATGCCAACGGCTCTGGCTAATTCTGTTGCAATGATTTCGCGTGCAGCATTGAGGCCAATTTGCTCTGGTGTAAAGCCAACTGTTTCCATTGAAATGTCAGCATTGAGAAAAGCTGTTCCGCGATTTCTGCGAGCTGTACCCCAAGCATCTAAAAGTTTTGCAATGCGGTCAGCTGGCAATGCTGTGCCATTAGATTTCAAAACCATTGATGGTACGGGTTCGCGTGCATACATTGCAGCTGCTCGCTCAAGCTCTGCACCTGCACGAATTGTGCGACCAGCTCGATTTAACAAACCTTCATCATTGCCATAAAACACAACCAGCGATCCAATGCCGGTATTTGGTACTTGCATTCCATCTACTGTGTAATACTCAATCTGCGTGCCTTTATCATTAAGAAACACACCAACGCGATTAGGAGCAACGCGCCACATCTCGCGCACTCTGCCGGTGTCGGCAAAAAGTGACATTATCTGAAAATAACTAAACCCGGTGAAAAGCAAATCTTCACAGGCCCAAACCCAAGATGCAGCTCCGGGTACGCGCTTATCTGGATCAGAAATCACAACCGGTTGGTCAATGACTTGGCCTGTGTCTTTGTCGCGTGTAATCATTGGAATGGTTGCGATTGAATTACAAATCATATTTCTAGCGCGGGCGATTGCGGGCACGGACATAGCTTCTTCACGGCTTGCAAGATAATCAGCTCCACCAAATGGATAAAATGCATCGAGCGTTGGAGCTGGCCCAATTTGTGCAGCTATATCAGCACCGCGCGATGGCGCGACAGTTTCAATAGTGCGTTTGCGGTCAAATAATCCCATGGGCCGATTTTCCCAAAATGTCAAGCATCAACCCACTAAAACATCAATTTCCGTTTCTGGGCGTGTCGCAAAATGTGTGCATAGCGCGGCTGCTACGGCAGCACATACGGCCGATTGGCTGGCACGCCTTCCAATGACCCAACCGCCATCACCGCGCCTCAATTGCACCGCTGAAAGCATTTGCTCAGTTAGCGATGATTGGTTTCGGTGTTTCAATCTGCCGCTGTTAATTGCACCCAATAATTCATCGCAAGCTTGCGGGTAATCGCTGTCCATGTCGTGAATTGGAATTCCTGCTGGTTGCATTCTTGCCGCGACCGCGCCCGATGTGCGCCTTGAGTAAAGCAAATACTCAATGGGATATTTGCGGCAATAACTAGCTGCATCATTGGCAATTGCCCGATCATCTAGCTGGATGGTGTTTTCCCATGTGTGCAGCAGCTTTATCACAAAGCTTTCTGATCCAAGTTTTTGAGCTGCCACCAATGCGCAATGCTTTCTGTCCGGTGAAATATCAATTGCCATCCATGTCAGCTTGTCCTCATCAAGATCAATAGTTTCATCTCCACAGGCTTGCCATTCTTTAGCTCCAATAACACTAGAGATTGTCTGAACCCAACGATTCAAAACCTCGGTTTGCACAACATCGGGAGGATCATTGAAAACGGCTCGGATATTGTCGGGGTGAATTGTTATGTTCAGGCCGGGATTGGCAAAAGCTGCATTTTCCAATGAAATCTCATCGGTCGGAGCTGACCATTCAAAATAGCCCACATCATCGGTTGCACCACTAGCTGCTGCCAATCCGCGTTCTCTCAGCTGGTTTAGCACAATGCTGTGAGAATCACCGGCCGTGGAAAAGCAATTGACCTGTGGGTTTTTGGCAGCCATCAATGTGTATCGCATTGCGGCAAATGTCTCCATGTCGTGCAGCTCTCGAATTTCATCCATGTGGATGCTTTCCGGTTTTGATAAACCTCTAGCTGCTGATCCACCAGCTTTGATGATAAAACGATTTCCAGTAATGGTTTGAATTTCCTCAGCTCCGTGTTGCCAGCGGATTCGCTTGACCTGATTTGCCAAATCCGCGTTTTCCTCAATGATCTGCACGATTGCCCGGAATTGCTCCAGCGATGTCACCAGTCGGTGAGCTGTGGAGACTTGCAACGATTCATCCCAATGGAAAAGCCCCATTAAGATTCTGGCCATCATGTAGGTCGATTTTCCATTTTGTCTCGCAACAGTCGCAACTGAAATTGGGTGCAGGTAGCGGCCATCAGGCTTTACCTTGAGAGAATGCTCGGCCAACCATTTCTGCCATGGCATAAAGCCGCCTTCAATGATCTGGTCGGCAAAATCAATGAGTTCAAAGCCCCGCGTGGGCAAATCATTAAGCGGTGAATGGATTCGTGGAGCTGTTACCGGCAAAAAAACCGATTCCAGCCTATCTGAGCCTAGTTCAGCCGTATCGCTACCAATTATGACCTGACCATGACTATTCATGACTTATCGACTCGTTTTGGGGTATAAACACACCAT